TGTCTGTGCCCCCCTTTCATGTGACGAAGATCACCCCCATTTTCGTCAAATAGTGTCACGTATCACACGATTTCGTTTGACAACGTAAGTCACCTGTGGTAGGTCGGCGGTAGGGCATATTAATAGGCAGACCCTTTGTTAGGACAACGGGTCTGCCTATGTTAGGACATTTGTTTGTGTGGTGTGGTTCACGTTCAGTTAACTTGACTGGTGGAGAACTCTGGTGCATTATTAATACATGAACGGAGCGGCGATCGGGCCGCACGGAATGGAAGGAACTGGGATGAGAGAGATTACAATTCTTCCAGATGAGCAATATGGCGGGCATTGGATTGAAACAGATCGCGCCACTTATTATTTCTCACAGGGTACTACACTTGCTCAGGTGTTTGATATGATGGCGAGCGAAAGGGGTGATGAAAATGTGGGAAAACGTTAACGGTGAACTTATTTGGATCGACAAGGAGATGGGGTATCAGGAAAATGAACGACGCAATTCTGCTGTCAATGGTGCGGTTTGTTCTTGTGGTGACGTGCGGCGTCATGGTGATCGGCTTAGTGCGTGCGGGGTTGCTGTCGGTGTCGCTGGGGGTATGATTGCGGCTAAGGCCGTGCCTCGGGTTGGGAGTTGGTTGCTGTGGATTGCGGGTCTCACTTTTATTGTAATGGTGATATTGTAACTGTCCCTAAAGGCTTTAGGGTTAGGCGATATGACAACAAGTTAAATTACCGAACACACAATGTTCTGCGGTATTCCACAAAATATAGAGATTCGTTCTTTTTCTGCATGATGCGTTCCACAGAAAAGGTTTGGGTGCGCATAACAGAGTCCGAGATTGTTGCAATGAACAACCGTTTAGGAAATCCTAAGTACATGCATTTTCCATTAACAACACCAATTGAAAATATTGTGTGCGAAATGCTTACTAGGAGAGATGCGTTGGTGGTCATTGATGACAATCCCCAAAGCATTGAGCAGACACTATTTTAGATTCCCGGCTGGGCGGGTAATACCAGAACTGAATTGAATTGAAAGTAGCCATACGAAAGGAAAAGATCATGGCTGTTGTTTACTCCTCTCTCTCTGACGACTTTGCTGGCAAGAAGGCTTTCTTCACTGCACAGAACTCGGCCGTTTCTTTCAAGGAACTGCGGGGCAATAAGATTGAGATCAAGGACATTGTTATCACTGAGGATGACGTGGTTGACACGGACACTGGTGAGGTTGAGATCCGTCGGGCTATCACGGTGATTGACAAGGACGGGAACGCTTACGGCACTTCGTCTCAGACGGTTGTTGCTCAGATTCAGCGGCTTGTGGATATTCTGGGTGACGTTAAGTCGTGGCCTGAGCCGGTGGCTGTTGAGATTGGGTCTGCTAAGTCTGGGCGTGGTCGTGAGTACACGACTGTGACGCTGGCCTGACGGACGTTGTAGGATACTAGTTGCCCCCTGCCCCTTAGGGGGCAGGGGGTGATTGGTTTGGTTAAGTCTCATTGGGGCAAGCATTATCGTTCGTTTAAGCGCGGCGCGAAGCATGTTCGGAATACCGCGTCCGAGATTAGGGATTTTGTTGGCGGGCTTGATTTTAGTCCTTTGCCGGATACGTTGTCTGAGGAGCAGGGTAAGGTTAAGGTCAAGTCGGCTAAGGCGAGCGCAAAGGAGCAGCATCGTTCGGATTTGGATAGGGCGCGTGATTTGTTGCAGGTTGAGCGCGATAGGGCTGTGCGTAAGATGTATAAGATGGCCATTAGCGATGACGGCGCGGATATTCGTGGGACGAAGTATGATCCTTTAGGTAAGTCGGCTGTTGGGAAGGTGACGTTGAAGAATGCGGCTAGGGAACTTGAGCGTCTTAGCGAGTTTAATAATTCTGATAGCGTGTGGTATTATTCTGACCGCAAAGGTAATCCCATTTCTGCTAAAGACGTTCGTCGTTATCGTGATGCTGTGCGTCGCTATAACGAGGATATTGACGCTTACGAACGTAGTGTAGCGGGAACTAAATTGCCCTATATGGGTGACGTTACCGTAGGCGACTGGATTAGAGATTTTAGACCGTCTCGTTCTTATTTGCCCGGCGGCTCACATTATGCGCTTGAGAGAATGAATCCCGATAAGCGCACAGTGAATTTTGAGTCCGCCGAAGCAATGCGCGAGAAAACTAATGTTGTTTTGGACTCTCTCAGTAAGGCAGCCAAGCAAGAAAAGTTGACGTCAGCAAAACAACAGATTGCTGCAATGCTTGATGTTATTGGTGACCCCGAACTGTATGATATTCTTACAGACATTCCCGATGACGTGTTGTGGTTAATGTGGACTGTAAACGGCGATTTCGCCAACCAACTTTCGCTTATGTACGAAGCGGCGAAAGAAGGATATTTTGATCGAAGGAGAGCCGGCTACGATCTTTGGTACGATGATGTGGAGGAAGCAGATTCTAGCATTAAATCTCTACTTAAAGAAATAAAGCAAGTTAAGATTAAACCGGAGGACGATTTCAGTGGCTCGCCAATCAACAAGCGTAAGTCCCGTAAGGGGCGGCGCTAGGCGTAGTCATAAAAAGGTTCCTTCGTTTTGCGCAGACTTTGAGACAACGACGGTTGAGGACGATTGCCGGGTTTGGTCTTGGGGCATTATTCAGGTTGGGAAACTTCAGAATTATGTTGACGGCATTTCTCTCGATGGGTTTATGTCTCATATTTCTGAACGTGCAGCACATATCTATTTTCACAATCTTGCTTTTGACGGGACATTTATTTTAGATTGGCTATTGAAGCACGATTATAAATGGGTGAAGGAAAACCCGGGGGTTAAGGAATTCACTTCTTTGATTTCTAGGATGGGTAAGTATTATTCAATCACAGTTGTTTTTGAGACTGGTTATAGGGTTGAATTCCGAGATTCATTTAAGAAATTGCCAATGTCGGTCAGTGCAATCGCTAAAGCATTTAATTTGCATGACCAGAAACTTGAGATTGATTATGAAAAACCTAGACCATTAGGCTACATCCCTACAGAGCAAGAAAAGCGATATCAGCGAAATGATGTAGCAATTGTTGCTCAAGCGCTCGAAGTTCAGTTTGAAGAAAAGATGACTAAACTAACGGCGGGTAGCGATTCGCTTGCAACATACAAGAAAATGACGGGAAAACTGTTTATTCGCAGATTCCCAATTCTTTCACCAGAAATTGATGGTGAAATACGTAAAGCATATCGGGGAGGATTTACTTACGCAGACCCGCGTTATTCGAAGCGACTTAATGGAAAGGGAAGTGTGTATGACGTCAATTCGTTATATCCATCGGTGATGCGAACAGCACTACTTCCTTACGGCGATCCGATTTATTCAGATGGTTCCCCGCAAACAAATCGACCACTTTACATTGCTTCAATCACATTTACAGCGAAACTAAAACCAAACCACATTCCCTGCATCCAAATTAAAAAGAATCTTTCTTTTAATCCAACACAATACCTAGAAGAAGTAAAAGAACCTACAACTGTTGTGGCTACAAATATTGATATCGAATTATGGAAAAAGCACTATGATTTAAAAATCTATTCATGGAATGGTACATTCGAGTTTCGCGGTTCACACGGATTTTTTGATAGATATGTTGACCATTTTATGGAAATTAAAAAGAACAGCACTGGCGGACTAAGGCAAATCGCTAAACTACACCTAAACAGTTTGTATGGAAAATTTGCAACCAATCCTGACATTACCGGAAAACATCCCACCTTGAAAGACAATCGCGTTTCGCTGGTAATGAATGAACCTGAAATGCGGGACCCTGTTTATACACCAATGGGCGTATTCATTACAGCCTATGCACGAAAGAAAACGATTAGTGCAGCACAAGATAACTATGACACATTCGCATATGCCGATACCGATTCTCTACATCTCATCGGCCCTACCACTCCCCCGGATTCATTATGGGTTGATCCTGTAGAACTGGGAGCCTGGAAGCATGAGAGTTGTTTCACAAAGTCGGTTTACATTCGCGCAAAGCAGTATGCGGAGGAAATTGATGGTAAACTTGACGTACACATCGCGGGCATGCCCCGCAACGTCGCAGCAACATTGACTTTGGATGATATGTTGCACGGCGGCACTTGGAATGGTAAACTGATTCCTGTAAGGGTTCCTGGGGGAACAGTCCTCAAGGATACAACATTCACACTCAAGATTGATTAAGGTTGGTAATCATGGCACGCCCCGTTTCTACTCACGCAACCACCAAGTTCCGTCTCAGCAAGGCTGTTCTTGCGGACCTTGAGGAGATGCATTGGACTCTCCGCAAGCAGCCGTCCGAGATTGTTGAGGAGGCCCTTGTTGACTATATTGCCAAGAATGCTCCCAAGTCTGCTAAGTGATTTCTGACTAATTGCCGGGGAGCAACCTAATGAACTGGGCCTGGCTTAGTTGGGTAGCAGCCCTCAGATTTGCTTTCAGATGATTGGGTATTTATGGTAGGCTAGGAACGTAGGTTCCTAGCCTACCGTTTTAGGAGGATATTATGGCGCTATCTGATGTCGAAAAGAATGCACTTAAGGGGCTAAACCCCGATGGTTCCCCGATGAACGAGGAACAGCGAAAGGCCAATAAGGCCAAGGTTGACGCCAAGAATGCTGAGTCGATCAAGCAGGACAAGGCCGAGCACGATGGTCGTTCGCTTACCGAGCGCAGGACTGAGGGTGACCCCCAACAGTCTATGGATGATGCTCAGACACGGAACAAGGCGGCCAAGGACCTCACGCCGCAGCAGCGCGAGGAATCTGGAATGACCGGTAATGACGTCTTTGATCCAGGCGATAGCGACGGGGACAAGAAGGCCGTCTCTCCTGACGACGGGAACATGCTCGAGGGAGCCCCCAAGGACCCTGCGGACGTTGACCATTTCAAGGACACCAAGGCGGCTTGGAAGCATCTCACAGACGTTTTCGGTGAGAAGGTTTCTGCGTTGCAGGCGGAACTTGAGAACCGTCTTGGTGAGCAACTAACCCCCACAGATAGGGAGACAGGTAACCCGTTTGCTGGGGACGACGTTCCTACATCTAAGGAAATGACCTTGGACGACGTGAAACAGGCGGCCGAGAACACGAAGGATGACGCCAAGGCAGCGCTCAAGGGCGTGGGTGACGTTGGTGGCGCGGCCCTTGATCTCGGGGGAGCGGCCGCTAAGGACGCGGGGAATGCTATAGTTGATGGTATGGGGATTGACAGGAAGGCTGCGGCCAGTACTGGAAAGACTCTCGCAGGACTTTCGGGGCTGTTTTCTAGTAGCGACTCTGGGAATGACAAGGTTCCCGATTCCAATTGGAAGCCTAAGTCGATTAGCGAACTATTTAAGGGGAATTGATTATGCCACAGTTGCGTGACGACACTTCAAATATTGATATTCTTAATGCTATTCGTAGCGATGCACGATACGATTATCAGAACATGGTTCCTGAGGCCACTAAGGCGAATATTCAGGAGACGATTGCGGGAATCATGTCTGATAACATCACTCGCAATGAATTCATGTCATCGCTTGTTAACCGCATCGGCTCTACGATTGTCCGTGACATTTCGTGGAAGAATCCGCTTGCTGTTTTCAAGCAGGGCATGATGAATTTCGGTGACACCATCGAGGAAGTCCACCTTGACTTCATTAAGCCGACAATTTATGAGGAACAGCGCGACTACCTTGAGCGCGACGTGTTCGGGCAGGCCCCGCCGCCTTCTAAGTCTGCGTTCCATACGATTAACCGCAAGGAGAAGTTTAAGATCACGGTTAATCGCGATGTGCTTCGTCGGGCTTTCCTTTCGGATAACGGTCTTTCTGAGATGATTTCTCAGATTATGGCCGTGGCGGCTTCGTCTGACCAGTGGTCCGAGTTCCTTAGTATGACGAAGTTGTTCAAGACCTTCGACGATAAGTTCGGCTTCTATCGGATGCAGATTTCCGACATGAATTCGTTTGAGCCGGATAAGGCTAAGGTTGACGCTGCGCTTAAGGCGCTTAGGGTTGCTGCGAATAAGATGCAGTATCCGACACCTGCATTTAACAGTGCAGCCGTTCACTCGTTCGCTCGCCCCGAGGACCTGGTGCTTATTGCGACGCCTGAGTTTAAGGCGAACGTCGATGTGACGTCTCTGTCCGCCGCGTTTAACCGGAGCGATGCTGAGGCGCCGTCTCATATCATCACGGTCCCGGGTGAGGCGCTGGGGATGGCTGATACGTCGGCTATTCTGACTAGTAAGCAGTTCTTCGTGATTAAGGACATTCTGCTTGAGAACCGGAGTATCTCTAACCCTGAGGGTTTGTATGATAATTTCTGGCTGCACCACTGGTCGGTCATGAGTGCTTCGCCGTTTACCCCGGCTATTGCGTTCGGTACTAAGCCGAATACGGTTGTGGTGACGCCTAAGGCCGAGACTAATGCAGCGATTACTTCGCTACTTGTGACTAAGCCGGATGGTAATCAGTCGACTATTATGCCTCCTGGGGCGGTTCGTCAGGCCAGTATTCAGTGGAAGACGGCGCCTGCGAATAAGGGTTACGCCACTGATTGGTACCTTAAGAATGCTAAGTCTAAGGGAACAAAGATTTCTAATGACGGTGTTCTTACCATCGGGGCCGATGAGCCTGAGGCGTTCCTCACTCTCGGTGTGAATGTTGACACTAAGGGCGAGGATGGCAATAAGCCGCTGAATAAGGAGATTAGTATTCAGGTTAAGAAGTAGTACCTGAATCAATGTAGAACCGGGCGTCCAATGGGCGCCCGGTTCTGCTATGCTTGGACTTGAAGGAGGACGATATGTCAGAGATTTATGCAATGCCGCCTGAGACGCGCGCGGGCTTGTCGTTTGATTATTCTGTGTGGTCTGCCGGGTCGGTTATCACAATGGTTAATGTGCCTTTCGACAACACATACAGGGATATTGTTGACTGGAAATCGTATGGTCATACACCTTACGCCTATGTTAAGTCTTTTAATAATCTGCATAAGGTTGAGATTAATCAGATGACTTATCTTGCTCAGGGCAAGCCGATTCGTATTCCCACACCTTTCACTAAGGCCAATCAGTATAATTACGTGATGGTCGAAAACCCGGGACGCCCGGTTAACAACATCGGTTTTGAAGGATATACGCCTAGCGTGTTCTTCTATTTCATTACCAGCATTGACTACATTGCTCCAAACACAACACAGTTGACACTTCAACTCGATGTTTGGACCACTTATTACCAGCGAATCAATTTTGGTCGCAGTTATCTTGAGCGCGGGCACATGGGAATTGCTGCAACTGATTCTTTCGACAACTATGGAAAGAACTGGTTGACTCAGCCTGAGGGTCTGGATATGGGGTCTGAGCACCAAATTATCCGAACCTACCGGCGATTGCTGGCGGACGTTAATAATTACGATTATGTTGTGATTGTTACTTCTACAACAAAACTTGACGCCAATAATGGTTACGGTGACGAAAACAATCCCCGCGTATCTATGGCCACTTCCTCGCGAACCGAAGGAATCCCTAACGGTACCGAAATTTATGCGTGCACCGCAGGTAATTTTAAATCCGGTATGGAGGGGCTTCGTTATTACCCCTGGGTTGCGCAGGGAATTGGGTCAATTACTATTGTCCCTAAAGATGTTGTTGACTTAAATGCCGGCGATAAAGTTCGTGTTGGTGAGAAAACGGGTCAAGGAACGTGGACATGGTTATCCGACAATAGTGTTTACATTAATCGCAATTATTCGTTGACTGACGCTAGTTTTAGGAATGAATTTCTTTCGTTACTCCCTAAGGAATATCGGGAACTTAAGAAATTCGTGACATCGCCATACTGTATTGTTGAGTTGACAACATATTCAGGGAATCCTGTTGAATTTCGCCCTGAGTCTATCCGCACAGCGGGAATTAACATTAATCAGTATGCCCATGTTGTGCCGCCTAATCCGTCCCTGTTTTTCACTATCCGGGACTACAACACAATCACCGAATCTGTGATTGTTGAGCGCCGTGCAGGTAAGGTGACTAACGAGTACGGTGAGGGCTGGGATATGTGTACCGGATACACGTCTCTCCCTACATTCTCGGCCGTCAACAATTCCTCGCTGAATGCACTTGCTTCGTCGGCACACACTGCGGCGGCTCAGGTGAATAACGCGAAGTGGCAGCAGCATCGCGCTCAGCGTGCAGCGACGGCGGCGCGGGATGTGGCTAATGCTGGTATTGCTGCGACTCAGGCTGGGGCTGAGAATTCTATGTGGGGTAATTCTGCTATGGCCGATTCTCAGTCGCGTTATAATAATATGAGGGCTACTGTTCAGGCAACTCAGGGCGCTATGACGGCGCTTGGCGGTGTTATGGGGCTGAATGGTTCGGCGGCTGGTGCTGGTATTGGTCAGGCGGCTACGGCTGGCGTGTCTGCGATGATTAATAATTCTCAGGCACAGTCGACGGCGAATATTCAGAATCAGTTGGCTAGTGGTGCTTCGCAGATTTCTCAGCAGCAGCAAAGGTCCGTTAGGGATACTAACTACGAATTGGCCCAGTTCGCGGCTAATGGTGATTATGAGGCGGCTATTGCATCGATTAATGGTCAACGTCAGGACATGCAGGTTATTCCACCGTCAGTGGTTGGACAGACGTCGGGCTATGTGTCTGCGATGGTCTCCAACGGCCTTGTGATTGATGCTAGAATTAGGAGTGTTTCACCTGCGGCTATGCGCAGTATTGGTGATTTCTGGCTTAGGTATGGGTACTTGATGAATACTTGGATTAAGTTCCCGAAGACACTTAGCCTCATGACAGAATTTACATATTGGAAAATGGCTGAATGTTATTTGGTTGACACAACCATTCCTGAGGGTTTCAAGGCCAGCGTGCGGGGAATCTTCGAAAAAGGTGTGACTGTGTGGCGTTCTCCCCAGCGTATCGGTAACACGAACGTTCGCAATAACAGGATTGACAAGTCAGTTAGGGTGACCCTTAGTGAGTAAAAAGGATTACGTGCTTAACGGCATTTACAAGAAAATCATGGCATCTCCCCCGTCGTCATCCGAAGCGCGACAGGTGCAACTCGAACACATGTACCGACGTCAGTTGATGGGCAAGTGCCTTTCCCGATTTACTTGGGAGGGACTGCCTAATGGGATTGACCCTCGTTTTATTGAAGCAACTATCTTCAATAACGGGTACTCTGTGTTTTATTTCGACAGTTTCTTTGAGTTGTTTATGGCAATGCCCGCAACAATCTCGGGGCCACTGGACATTCAGGACAATCCAACTGGATACCGCGTAACCCGAAACGGTGTTTATTCTCGTGAGGTGAGTGCTTCAGATTCGGTGTGTATCTGGGGCAATCAGGTACGTGAACCGGAAATCGACGTTGTGCTTTCGTATGCTGCGCGGCTTGCTCAGATTGACAGGACAATCGAAATTGATCTGTTGAATGAACGCAACCCGATGATTGTCGCGTGTTCGCAGGACCAGCGCCTTACCATCCAGAATCTCATCTCTAAGATTTACGATGGTGAGCCCGTTGTGTGGGGCACTGAAAACATGAGTATGGACAATCTCGCCAACACTATTGGCGTGTTTCCCCTTAACCAGAATGCTGGTGCGGGTGCTGTTTCCTCGATCAAGCACATGGAGTCTAAGTCCAAGATTTGGGGAGAAGCACTCACAATGCTCGGTATTATGAATGTGAATTCTGAAAAGCGTGAGCGCATGGTGGTTGAGGAAGCCGCCGCTAATTCCGGGCAGGTTCTCGCATCTCGTGAGTCATTTATGAAGCCGCGTGAGTTGGCTTGTGAGCAGATTAATGAGAAATTCGGGCTTAACGTGTCATGCTATTGGGCTGTAGACGACAATGCTGCACCGAACCTTAATGACTATCTTGCTAGTTCTAATTTGACAACCTATGGGGGTGACGATGGCGGTAACAACGATAATGCTTCGTGACGTTGTGCGGATTACTAATGACCATATTGGCCTTGATGATTATCCGATCTTCGACGAAGCATACAGGAAAACACTGAATGATCGGATTAAGAAGACCTATTGGCTTCAGGAGATCGCACACGAGACAATTGATATCTTTATCTGGCGGTTAAGCCTTAAGATGGAACTGATTATGCCCCGGTATAATCGGATGTATCTGGCTGAACTGCAAAACACGGACCCGCTTGAAGGCAATCGCCACTACAGCGAGACCAGCCAGGACGGCAAGTCCCAGAACTCCGGGATCAACCACCAGACTGGCAGCGGTAGTGGCACCAACAAGTCCAAGGGGCGCACCGTGGGCTCGGACACGCCTCAGACCCGCCTTGCGGGCGATGGGGACTATGCTACGAGCATCAGCGACGCGAGCACGTCAGGTGACACTACATCGCGTAACGAGTCGGATAGTACGTCATCATCAAACAGCAACTATGTCAATAATCAGCACTCCAGTTCATGGGGCTATTCCGGCTCTAAGGCGCGAGCAATTGCTGATTATCGGGGGACATTGCTTAACGTTGATGATTTGGTAATCGCGGAACTCAGCGAACTATTCCTAGGACTATGGGACACAGATATGCCCCACACTCCTGGGGGAATGATTAATGGTTATTCTTTCGGACTAGGACTTGGAGGATATTATGGCTACTGGTGACGACATTATCGGCTCTATCGACCAAGCGCTTTGGCGTGTTCAGTCACGGTCGGTGAACAATATTACCCCGTTTACCTATCGCGATGGGCTCACCTATATCGATGTGCTTGAACGAATTCGTAGTAGCGTCATCGATGTTATTGCGTTCACGAATTCGTTCGGGGAGGAGCAGGACAAGATTATCGCCAAACTGAATGATACGGTCACCAATTTCATTACTGAGGTTGAGAAGACTCATTCAGGTTGGAGCAAGGAACTGGATGCAAAGAAAACTGCGCTCGAGTCTCTGATTGAGGACTTCAAGCGGCGCCTTATTGACGCTGAATTCCGTGAGGTTGACGGCAACTACATTGAGGCGCCACTTAAGTCGCCTGCGGGTAAGCGGGTTACGCTGACGACTAAGGCGTGGGGTGATGCACTTAAGGCCCAGAACACGCAGTTTCAGGCTGACATTCAGGGAAAGTTGGATCAACAGCGCAGGGACTTTGACAACCGATTTCCTGCCTACTACACGAAGACCGAGGCTAATGACATCTTCCTTGAGGACCCGAAACTCACGGAGGGCGTGGTCATTGGTTCATCGAATGCCACGATTGAAGCGAGCCGCTGGACTGAGACTCTGTGTCGTGAGTTGGGACTTAACCCTAACGTGTATGCAATTGGCGGGGGAGGTTTTACTTCAACGTCTGACAACAACTTTCTGACTCAGTTGGATAATGCCAAGCAGGGAATGTCTGAGGACAAGCGCCGTAGAACTAAATACCTGTTTGTGATCGACCTATTGAATGATATCCGGGCACAGAATTCCGTGGCTGATAAGGCGGCAACTTTCTTCCGGTTGGCTAGGCAGTACTTCCCTAACGCTGATATTCGAGTTCTCCCGGTTATCTTCAATGAGTCGTCATTGAATGAGTATGTTCAGATGGCAAGGTCTTGTGTATCTCGCACATTCGAGGTAGTAAACTCTGGCAAGCCCTACGGCGCCGTCGTCTGTGAGGGCTCGCGCGGCTGGGTTCATTGGGGCGATGAACAGGCTAAGTCCTGGGACCAGGGTCCGGATAATGTGCACATGACGGCTGCGGGTTACACACATGTCAAGGAACTGTTTAAGGTTTGGCTTAATGGTGGCTCGAGTTGGTTTAATCCTCCGTCAGCGCCATTGCATCCTTTCTCAACTAGTGCTGTTGTTCACGACAATAACTATCTGGTGTGTGAGCGTGACAGAGATTGGGTAAACATTCAGGGTACCTTTAGGGTTGCAGGAAACAATGCCGGATATGACACAAAGTTAATGGACCTGCCTGGATGGGCGCGACCTTATGACGGTGTTATGTCCCCCATTATCGGCAATGACAGAACATACAAATACATTTACGTTCCTAAAACGAACGGCATCTATGTTGGAGATATTCTCTCCGCTAACCAGACCTACCAGGTGAACATGACCTACAAGATTTGGTGAGTAGACAGGAATAGCCTGCCCCGATAGAATTGGGGCAGGCTATTTCTGTTGGAGGAACTATGGCGTGGGACGCAACAGCCAAGAAAGTTGCGATTAAAGCTATCGGTCAGGTTGAGTCGTCTATGGATTATTCGGCGATCAACTACAATGACCCAATTACTGTCGGAATTGCGCAGTGGTACGGCACTCGCGCGGCGGCAATTCTTAACCGTATGCGTGGTGCTCACGCAGCCGAATACGGGCGAGTGGACGCAGGGTTTAGATCTCGACTCGAGTCTGTGCCTGAGTCCGATTCTTCGTGGAATACCTATTATCTTTCGCGCGCCGTTGGCGATAGTCTTAAGCCGTTGCTTAATGTGGGCAAGGATATTCAGGGTGACCAGATTGTCAAGGACCTTGAGAACTACTTCAGTGTTGCTAAGCAGTACAGCATTAATCCTGAGACTGATACTGACGCGTTTATTCTCTGGTGCGTTGCCTACCACCAGGGACCGCGCTATGCACTTCAAGCGGCCAGTAACTACTCTGGCGGTGGTCTTGAGGAAATGTATTCCGACATTATGTCTAACGGGGTACTCGGCCGCTACTCCAACCGTTACACTCAGGCCAAGAATATTATCGCCGGAAAAGACACTAGCGGCGTTGGTGGGGGCGGCATTTCCGAAAACACTCCCGGTAATGGTGGAAGTATTGGCGACAATACTCAGACTGTTAATGTGTCTGGGGGCAAATTGATTATTCGTGCCGACGACAGTGGCATTCTTACACTTCGTTCAAAGTTCGGCAACTATCAGATGTACTCCCGGGGACATAACTTATGGGAAGTAACTCTCAAAGACATTCAGCAAACAATCGTCGGCCAAAACCCAGCCGCCAACGCGGGCGGGGGAGGTGGGGGCGGCGGAACTCCCGCGCCCGGCGGCTCCGGCAAGGGCGCAGCGGCGCTGGCATGGATAATGGCCCGATTGGGCAAATTTGCTTATTGTCAATGTCCCGGTAGGCAAGACCCTGACAATTCTGGTATCACGGATTGCAGTGGTTTAATGTATGCAGCCTATAAAGCAACTTCTAATACATTTGTTGGCACTTGGACGGGCGATCAATACTTCCGCGGGGCCGAACCATTCCCGCGCCGTGGCGGAGCCATGACGGCCGCGGAGCGGGCCCAGTTGCGGCCAGGGGATATGATTGTCATGGCATGGAAGTCGACCGGCAGTTATTACCCTGAAACAGATCACGTTGAAATGGTGGTAGACTCAAACACCCTAGTTGGCCACGGCGGCAACCCGCATTATGGCCCAGTAACTAAATCTATTGATGTGCTCGCCGGCACTCGCTGGTGGACGGTAAGGCGTCACGAATGAAAAAGAAATTTTCCTATTATAGTTTCTCTAATGTGCTCTCGTATGCGGGCGTGTTTAACATGGTTATGGGTGCCCGTGGTCTTGGTAAGACCTACGGCGCCAAGAAAATTGTTATCAAGAATGCAATCAACAAGGGTCAGCAATTCATCTATCTTCGGCGCTACAAGACCGAACTCAAGGGGCGTAACAGTTTCTTTGCAGATATTCAGCACGAATTTCCCGATGAGGAATTCCGCGTAGAAGGACAGTATGCACAGCGCAAGGTTGGAAAGAAATGGGAAACCATTGGCTATTTCATTCCCCTTTCCACTGCGCAAGCAAACAAGTCAATTGCGTACCCAAATGTCTACACCATTATCTTCGATGAATTCATTATTGATAAAGGTTCGCTGAGGTATCTCCCTGATGAAGCCAAAGTCTTCATGGATTTCTACTCCACGGTAGACCGATATCAAGACAGGGTGCGCTGTCTCATGCTTTCCAATGCGGTAAGCATTATGAATCCATATTTCATTAGATTTCACATTGAGCCCAAAGAAGGAATTAGCCGTCACGCTGATGGGTTCATTGTCACCGATTTCGTAAACAGCGAGCAATTCCAGTCCGAAGTGGCACACACCCGATTCGGTTCGTTCATCACGAATTACGCTGAGGACTATGCCGACTATTCCATCTCCAACAAATTCGCTGACAACTATGACGACTTTGTTATGAAAAAGACAGGAAAAGCCAAATACGCATTCTCCCTAAGGTGCCCCGACGGTGAGGTCTCGGTGTGGATCGACGGCGGCACATGGTTCGCCCAGCGCCGCCAGCCCCGCGGGGATAGGGTAAGATGGGCCTATAAGGTCTCGGACCTGAGGGAGGGGGAGCGGTTGCTCATGTACGGTGACAAGGTGCTCAGCATTATGCGTAGCACTTACCGCAAAGGACGCCTATTCTCCGACTCGCCCGAAACCCGAAACATGTTCGCTGAAATCTTTGTCCGATGATACACATTAACCCCACCACAATTGACGTTGCCCTAATTCTCGGCGTCATTTCACTAATCACAATCGCCGGGCGTTTCATCTATCGTGTCACAATCTTTATGGATCACTTATCCACAATGTTGAATGCATGGGATGGAAAAGATGGGGCGCCCAGCGTGCTAGACCGGCTTGAGGATATAGAAGAAAAACTAAAAGACGTTCAATATCACGTCAAGCCAAATCACGGCGGCTCAAGCGTAGACGCGCAAAACCGCCAACTCAAAGAAATCATTTCCTATCTCAAGGAGAAAAACAATGGGTGAGCACGAGTCCCCCAAGCCCCCCTTCATTCCCGACGCATACCGTATGTGGATTTACACTGTGTGTGTCGGTGTCCTTGTCTGCCTCGGTGTATGGGGCATTCTTGATGGTGACAAGATTAGTGCCCTTAATTTCCTGTTCGCCGCATTCTTCGGCGTCGCAGCGTCTAACACGCCACGAGGAAAGGCGTCCTAATGGTCACCCGCGCAAGCATTATCTCCGCCGCCCAGGAGGAAATCGGCTACAGCCGCTGGGCCGACGACGAAGCGGGCACCAAGTATGGGCGCTGGTATGCACAGGTAACCGGCTCCCCATACTTCGGTGCTTCAGGCGTCCCCTACTGCGATATGTTCGTGTCCTACATTCTCGCCAAGGCAGGCATTAACTGGGTCAGCGCCTACGTCCCCGGCCGCGAGAACCAGGCCCGTGAGCGCGGCGTCCTCATTAACAAATGGGATGTTCGCCCCGGCGACCTAGTCACCTTCGACTGGCAGGGAGACGGAGAGTCCGACCATATCGGAATCGCTACCAGCGCACCCTACGGAACCAAGATTGACACGATTGAAGGTAATACTTCGTGGGGTTATTCCGGATCGCAGGGTAATGGTGGAGTAGTCACCAATAAACAGCGAGATATGGATGACGTTGTTTGGGGCATTCGCGTAGTCGACGACAACTCCGCCATTTCCAGCGGCGGCGATATCCGAGACATTCAGCGAATCCTTGGAGCCGTACAGGACAATATCCTTGGGCAGGACACCGAAAAGCGAATGTGCGCCGTCATCAAGGCCAGCAACTGGGGCGGACGAGAATTCCCCTGGGGCGTCGCCTACACACAGTCCGTCGTCGGCACAGAGCCCGACGGTATCTGGGGCGACGCCAGCGAAGCCGCCCACGACCGCGTCATCGAATCTCTGCAAGCCGCACTCGGCGTCACCGTCGATGGCATATGGGGTCCCGAGACGTGGGCCGCCTGGGAGCGACTAGCCCGCACCGCGGAACGCCCATAATAAACAGTTAACCCCCGGAAGGAACCAACCACTTCCGGGGGTTAACTATGTCCTCACATATCAAGTACTGTCAAATCAACACCAATCGACTCGAGACAATCATAATAGAATTTGCGGCATTTCTCTGCTCCGTTGTGACCAAAGCGCTTAATCGTATTTTGTCCTGTCATTTTGTCTGAAAAGACCACGCGATTGTCGGGCCAGCCATAAACGTCAAGACGATAATCAGCACCGTCAATCAGAATTCGATCACACCTAACCGTGATGTTATAGCCAGGCAGTTGGTCGACTAGATTAAGTTTCTTGGCGAATTCTCTGAAGTGATACATTAGAGCGCTCCCATGCTTTCCAGGCCCAATTCGTAAAGGGCGAGATTTCTTTGTTCCAATGACTCATAGTAATTAATAACACCACTCTGTGTCTCGAAAGGATTCCACATTTCCATGCAATAGTCATTAATCAAGCGAAACGCTGTGTATCCACAATAAAGAATGTTGCTGCCGCCTTGCGTGTAACACTCTCTCATGCCATAACAACGCAACTTTCTTTTAATCGTCTGCGTCAACATCGTCGTTCAAGTCTGACGACCACTTCACCATCGCCGCAGCAATCTCCGGCGACTCCCCGGCATTGGTTCCCTTCAAATACCAATGAGAGTCGCCCGTGCGCTCAAGAATTACCTGACTCATTTGATTCCCTATCTGTTGTGTGGATGAAATTAAAAATTGATGAAATTGCAACATCAAAATTCTCGGTGCTTGTCACCAGTGAAAGGCGTTCCGCCTTATAGATCACAACCCATGCAGTAAACGGGGAGATAGTTCGGGCATTAAATAACAGATTGTTCGTCTTAAATAAAACGTCGTTGCCCGCACAGACGTATTCGACGATTTCTTGCAGAAAAATCTTCAACGATTCATCTATAGATTCCATTTTCTATTCCAGTCTCACTCAAAATTATGTTATAAATCGAAATTATGTGGTATTCTTTCGATCCGTTCCTCCAATAATGAATACGCTTAGTGTCAGAATAATAAGCAATATGATAACCCCTCATTAAGGCGTTAGTAATAAAATTAGAAACTTTCCAATAGGTGAGAGTAACAAAATCATCGCCCTCACCAGGATGCGACCTACGCCTCAAAACCGATCACCAAACCAAGCCAACAACTCCCATTGAGAACCAAACCAAGACGAATCGCCATCGGTGTCGCGCACCTCCCATTTTCGCGGACCACGACGAAGAACATAAATCTCCTCGCCGCCATAAGACACCAAGCCCCTCTGGCCTGCCGCCCAAGTCTGAACGCTGTACCCGGCTTCCTCATAGAACTTGTACGCCGACGCTCCAAGCAGAGTCTTAATACTTTCCATCTCAGTTCCATTCCTCTCCGGCGGGTCCGTCCCGCTCCGTTCATGTATTAATAATGCACCAGAGTTCTCCACCAGTCAAGTTAACTGAACGTGAACCACACCACACACACAGACATACCACAG